AGCACCAGCAGAAACAACACTAGCTATAAGATATAATTCAGCTCCACTCATTGACCTATACTCACTTTAAAATCTAAACTTAATACAGTTAAAAAAACTGGTTGAGTTTGTGTTATTGTTATTTGGGCATCTCTGGTATATCCACGAAATCCCATCGTCTTTTTAGTTCCTGTAAATGTCGGCACACCACCAGATCCAACAAAAGGAAATGTATCTAGAGGAATATCAAAATTATTAATGGCTACGTTTTGAGATTTAAAAAGAATAGGGGATATTTCAACTATTCTTCTTTTCTGACTTTGAACTGATCCAGATGCCAATTTACTTTCAAAAGGCATAGTTTTAACTTCGACATCAAAATCTAATCCAGCTTCCATATATGTTGCTGGTTGAGCTATTGTTGTAACTGCTCCAGATGAAACTGCCACAGATGGATCAACTATATCATCTCTAATAACTGCGACTGTTTTACCTTCTAAATGAGCATGACCAGAATAACTTGTCCCAGAAAAGCTAGTTAATTTTTGTACAGCACTATCTGTTGTAAAATCATCATCAAAAACTTCTAGATAATGTTTTGTAGATCCACCAACAGTTCTTTTTACAACCACAAATATATCATCTAAATCGACAGCTACATCTACGAAATCTCCATCAGTTTTGAAAAATGAAGGAGCTATAATGTTCTGGCTTTTATTCATCATAAAACAAGCCATCGTACCAGCATATTCTGTCGATACAGCTCTATAACCAGCAGTAGATGTACCATTGATTATCATTAATAAATCGCCTTCTGTCGTATCTGTGGCTGGTCGTAGAGCCATCTTTTGAGGATCGATAATTAAGTGTGAGGAGAGCAAACTTATATTATTCGCCACATACGACAGCTCTACGTCTGAAAACAGCATTTCTCGCAATGCTTTTCCCTGTCTTTGAATAAACAATGTTCCACCTTCAGCTCCTTGAGGTCTAATATTAGGTTTAGATCCTCTTCTAGTGGCTGACTTAACAACTATGTTTGAAGGAGTAATAGGTTCTAAATCAGCTTGAGGTAAGAAAAATTCTGCACCAGATGTAAATATTTGTAAATCTCTTCCAGATTTTAAAGCATTTATAGCATTAACATTATCTGTAGTAAGTGTAACTTGCATGGCATCATCGTCTAAACCTTCATCAGCTTTAAAGTCAAAAAACTGTCCAACCTTAGATGCAAACAAAGTTGAAGGTAATGTCGCACTACCACCAAAATAAAGTCTACCTTCATGGAATGTACAAGTTCTAGGATAACCTCTAGTTGCTGACCAAGCATCTTCATAGCCAGTTTCTAGCTCCCAAGCTCCAGAAGCTATGGCTACGTCTTTTTCAAAAAAAGGTGTTTCAGTCACAGCTTTTACTACTGTTGATGACGTAAATTCTATTATTCTAGCTCTACCAAAACCATTTAAAACATTTATGTATTGATCAACATTACCAGAAGCAAATACCCCAGAAGATGCAGTTATATTTACAGTCCCATCACTTGCATCTGGTGTAATTGTAGCTGAAGGATTTGATGTAGCTTTTGTAAATTGTGCTTTTGGTTTTACTAAAGATATTTGGGATATAGTCCATAAGTTATTTGCATTACCTCTTACCACAGTAAAAGGAATAATATTTTCATGGACACAAATTAACGTATCGGTGTTTTGTGTAAAATATAATTTTTTTAAATCGTAATTACTGACTGAATAAAGTGATCCTGTCGAATAATCTAAATAACTATTACCAGAACTATTAATATTAGTTATTAATGTTTGATTAATATAAAATCTAAAACGAATTGTATTTGAAGTATTGTAAGCTGTTGCAACAATCATAAAGTTTTGTGTGGTGCTAAATTCAAAAGGAATTAACATTACACCATTAGAAGCATTGTCAGATGTAAGATCAGTTACAAACTTTAAACCAGCTCTTCGACTAAATCCCCCTTGTGGCTCTATCAGAACATTCTTAGCAGTTTCTAAAGCTGAATAATATTGTTGTAAATCTATACGACCTCGTAGTAGGGGATCTATTGCTCCTAATGAAAAGTTAGATTGATATTGTTGCAATCTAGCCATATTATCTCACATCAGTTAATAAATAATCTTGTATGACAGATGGTGTTTGACCAGCCGAATCTATATTTACTGCCTGTCTAAAGAAACCACCTCTATATCCTTGAATAGCAACTCCTAATGCTACACCTCTCCAATATTCAGATTTAGCTGTTTGATCTGTCATCACTTCGGCTAAATGCCATGCTAATTGGTAAGTTAATAATTGTGTAAAGTATGAAGGCATATTACCTTCTTCTACACTTCTTTGATAATCTATAAATATTGTCGTTTGATTTGTTTGTAGAGCTGAATAACCACCTAGAGTAGTTCCCATGTCCCAAGTAGTTATAAGAGGACTACCAGCAGTTGAACTTGCTCTAACAGCTCTAGGAACTCCAGTAAGCATATCGTTAGGCATAGTGAACTGATATGTCCATTCCGAGTTAGGAGTTTCTACATCTCTATTCAATTCTTTTTTAGCTATTGTGAATGACCAAGCATACATTCCAAGTGTTGTTGCTTTTACATCTGGATAAATTAAACCACAAGCATTTCCAGCAGTAGATCCATCAGTAAAAGACGTAATACTTTCAGCACCAAGAAGAAGAAGAGCTTTGTTACAAATTTTTACTTCGGTATCTCCAGATGCCATTTCTTACTCCAAAATAAAATAGTTAGGAGCATCCATAAGATGCTCCTTCCTAAATGTTAGTCACTATCTGTATTAGCTAGTGTTGTTCCATCGTTAACATCGACAACTCCAGAAGCATTAGTCAAAACATAAAGTAAAGTTGCGACTAAAGTTCCACCAGTTGAGGTGTTAGCAAAGATCATATCTCCAACAGCTACTTCATCTGAAACAGCATTGAAATAACCAGCACTATTGGCATCAGCTACACTATCTGTTGAAGTGTATGAGAAGATTTGGGGAGCTGAACCTTTTTTGGATTGCCCACCAATAGGATTCCATCCATCTCTTGAAAAAGCCATGATTAAGCCTCCCTTGTGATAATATCACAGATACCATCAACATCGATAGCAACAGCACCCATTGAGAGCATTGCAGTTACCAAGAATGAAGTTTTTTCTGGGATATAGTTAATTTCAGTCTTAGGAGCTATACCGACAGCACAACCCACAGCAGACTTATGAAAAGCAAAGTTTGTTCTATCATTACTTCCATCCTTAGAAAGACCACCTTCGTCACGATCTCCTAATACATGGATTGTAAATCCCATGAACTCTCCGATTTGCCCACTACCTTGAGTCAAAGCTTTTAGTGAAGCATAGTCAGCACTAATTGCTCGTTCATCAGCTAGTAAAGATGCTAGACCAGAAGCATGAATAACCATATGACGATCTGTTGCTGGTACGTTTTTAATGTTCAGCTTTTCAGATGCCTGTATGATTTTTCCAACCGAAAGTCCAGAAGCAGATGCCGAACCTGTGGTAACTACAGTATTAGCGACTGAAGATCCAGCAGAAGCAGATAGTAATGCATCTAGGATGATTTGGTCTTGCCTTCTTCCGATTGCCGAGCCAACCACAGTTGCTAATTCAGATCTCTCTGAAAAATTTACTTTTTGTTGGTTAAACATATCAGAATATTCTGATGCTACATAGTCAGTAAGACTACAAGCTACAGATGCAAAACCTGTGTTTAAAGGAACAACATCGGTGCTTGGAGTGCGAACTGTCGCAGATCCTTTACCAATGGTGGGAAAATTTACTGTCGATCCCTCGACACCAGTTCTAGTACGAACTATTCCTTGAAGCATTGAAGTACCTTGATAGGCTTGTTTGACCTCTGCATCAAATAATTGCACGAAAGCTGGAGATAGATTTGTTGACATAATCAACTCCTGTATAAGTTAAAAAATGAACACCATCTAGGTTGTTGGATAAATCCAGCCTTTGGCTACAGATTACGTTCTGCAACGTATGTTTTTACATAAACCAAATCTGCCTATAGAAAATAGGTTATAGATTATTTTTAAATTACAGCACAAGCTGGAGCTTGTAAAGTCTAAATGGTACTTATAGAGATTAACCAGATTTATTAGGATATCTTTTTTCATATTCTTGCTCAACACTTCGAGTAAAAGATGGATCATTTCCATATTTAGGATCAGCCATCATATTAGACATTCTAACAGAAAACTCTGATTCACTTTCTTTAGATGAAGATGTTTCTCCTACTGGGATTTGTCTTGTATCTCCCATCATAGCTCTAAGCTTTTGAAGAGTTCTTTGACCAGAAGCAGTAAAACCTAAAACATCTATTTCAGCTCTTTCTTCTTCTGTGAGCTGACCTTTATTAACTAATCCATTTGCCCATTGTTTATTAGATTTAATAATAGCTTCTGCATTATTTCCTAGTTTTTCTAATTCAGCCTTTTCTTCAAATTCATAACTTTGTTTAGTATCTCCAGATAAACCTATAATTTTATTAGCTAAATCTTCAAAGCCTTTTTGATTTACACCATTAGCTTTTGCCCAATCAACATAAGTTTTAACCATAGGATCTTCGACATCATAACCTTTAGACGTTAAGGCTTCTGTGTCATATTGTTCTGGGACTTTGTGTTTGCCTTGCGAGAAGTTTTTTTCAAGTTCCGATAATGACTTGAAGGCTTCTTTGTCCCTAATTTTTCCTTCTTTGGAATCCCAAAATTTCTCTGGGATATGCTCTGGTCTTTCTGCAATATCTTTCGCAACTTCAGCACTTTCAGTATGCGAGATATTACTCTCATTAATACTTTCTGGATCTTGATTTGTTTCATTTTCTACCTCTACACTTGCCATTAATCCTTGAGGTGGTTGATTAGTCTGCTCGACTTGTTGCTCTGCTTCAGCCATAGGTTCTCCTTATCCTTTGCTTGATTTCTCTTATTACTGAATTTTGTCCTTCTCTAGCATAGCCATAACTGGGATCTGCTGAAGGTATCCATGCTGGTTGATCAAGATAAACTTTTTCAAAATATTTTAAAACATTCTGCCCAGCTTCTGTGTTGAAACATTGAGCAAAAGAAATGTCTAAATCATTTTGTTCAGTTTTATTCTTAAAAGGCTGAACTGTAGAATTAACTCCATCCCAACCAACAGCATTGATTGATCTAATTTTTTCAGATTGATTAGCCATTATTTTTTCTTTTTAATTATTTTTTTCTGCAAAGAAACTGGTAAAGTTTTTTGCTTGGCAGTCATCCCAGTTTTCTTAGGTGGTCTACCTTTAGTTTTTCCATAAGTCCCTTTTCCCATTGGCATAAGCTTTTCCTTTCTATGTTAGCTCCATTTAGTTTTGTTTGCCCAATAAGCACCAGACATTTTACCCTTTGATATATTAGCTGAATGTCTAGCCTTAAAAGAATTAGATTTAGGAGTTTTTTTGCTACCATCTCCAGAAACTCCTTGCTGACCAAATCGTATTGTTTTGGTTTGACTGCCAACTTTAGCGACAACAACATGAGATTTAGTTTTATGAGTAGGTGTTTTTTTAGGTTTGTTGTAAGCAGTAACACCAGCATTTTTTAATTTTGTATCAACCATAATTATCCTACTGGTTGTTCTTGAGGTTGCTCTTGTGGCATTTGTCCCTGTTGCATTTGCATCTGCTGTTGAGCTAATTGCATTGTCTGTTCCATAATCTGCTGTCGTTCTTCTTGAGTGGTTCTAAGAGAAGAGGGGACACCAAGCATATCAGCTATATAATCGCCTACAGCATCCATCTTTAACAATGATCCACCGACAGCTCCTAATTGCTGGGACATCTGTAAAAATGCCAAGATGTCATTTACTTTATCTTTATTAGAAGCCATAGCTAAAGGAGATATAGGAGTGATCTTTACTTGCAATCCATCTACCTTTAATGGCAATTCAATTATTCCCATTTCATCCATAAGCTCTAAAGTTCGTCTAACAATAGGAATTAATGTTTCAGAAATAAGTCTACCAAAACTAGCACCCATGTTTTCAGATAGGGAAGTTATCTTATGCTGGATTTCTAAAGCTGTTCTGGCAGACATATTTTCTGGAGCAATTTCATCGTCTAACATCATTCTCTTAATGTTAGCTCTTAAATCATTTGTTAATATCTGGGACATATTTGCATCCCCAGATCTAGGCAATGGAGCAAGTGAAGCACCTCTAGCTCCACCATTGGAAGAAACACCTATAACAGATCCAGCTTGTATTGATATGGTTTGTGGATTTAACACTCCATCATCGACAGCAGTAAACACTCCACCTATAGAAATACTGGCATTTTTTAAAGTTAATTCAGTAACCTTATTTAAAGTTTTAATATCTGGTAATGCCATTAAGGCAACACCTCGCCCATATTTTTCATTACTAGCCACCATATATCGGCTAATCACAAATGGCATACCTTTAAGAGTTCTAGAAACTAGTTTGTGATCTCCTTCCATAGTCGATACACAATAATAAATAAAACCATCTTTGGTGTAGGTTGCTTCAAGTAATTCTACTTTTTTTGTAGGATCTTCCAAATATTTATCAGAAACTTCTCTAGGTATTTTAGCATCTGGAAACTCTTTAATAATTACATCAAATGGTCTTTTCATTTTTCTGTAAACAGTATCAACAGTTCCATTAGCTCCTTCTTCAAAACAAATCTGGTATGAAGGAACTGCTGTGTATCTGATAGGAGTTAATTCATCTCCAGCTTGTATCAGCATGACAGATGTTCCAATAGCTAGATCAAGTAAGAACTCTCCCATCGCCAAGTCAAAGTTAGATTGATTCATAATGCTAAACATCTTTTCATTATAATCATCAAGAATTTGTTCAACTTCAACTTGACGTTCTGGGGGGATATCAGAACCAGAGGTCAATCTACACCACGATCTCTGGGGAGGAAATAATGCACTTTGGATGCGATTAGCAAATCGTGATGTAGAATGAATGGCTGTACTATCAAAAATTCTTTTCATCTTATCTTGACCGACAGCATTACCATCATAATAACCATCGTAAAGATTTCTCATTGGAAGGCAGTATTCATAAGCTTCTTCATAGATAGATCGCCATTGCTCTTTTTCAGCTTCAGCATTTTTAAATCTTTTTTTGATTTCACTTACAGAAAGTTCAGCCATAAATTATTCTCCACCTTCTTGATCTTCTTCTGCTTGTTCTTCAGAAGGCTCTTCTTCAATAGGTTGCTCTTTATACTTTGGATTGCGAATAAATTTTTTCATCTAAACTTTTATGTGTTTCTAGAATTTCTGGCATAACCAAGAGTTGTTTGTTCTTGTGTTGGATTACCAACAGCCGATCCACCTCTTCGCTGTGTCATTAACATATTAGATCCACCAGTTCTTCTTGCTCTAGATCGAGAAGCAATCTTTCTTTTTTCGTCATTTTCTTGACGTTCTAGTCTGCTTTCTCTTTCATCTATTTCAGTTGTATCTGGTGGTGGTGGAGATGAACTCCCTCCGAATATACTACCCATTAAAATATCCTCGCATATAAATAATAGTTTTCGCCCTTTAAGCCATAATGTAACATTTCAGCTTCTCTCTTAAAGTAACATCTCTCTGCCCACTTGTAAGCCTGTACATTGTGCGAACAAACAGTAAACTGTATTCGTTTTGTATGCTTTTCTTTGGCATAATACTCAAAAAACCTAAGAGCAACTCTATGAAATTTTAAAGTTTTTCTTGATATTTCATTGGAAGGAATTAACCAAGCTTCAGAAACTCCATCCCATAAATCCCAAATACCAAAGATGGCATAGATCCTATTATCAGACATTGCAGTTAGACCTAAACCAGCTTTTGCAAACTGATAAAGTTTATGAAGGTTATTTTTATTTTCTAAAAGATTAGCTTGATCATATTCATTCAAATCAATCATATCCAGATGCATGGGATGAAAACTTACAATCTTATCTTCTGGATAATTTAATCTTAGAACTCTGTTTAATCTAGGAAGCGAAAACATCGAAATCCAAAGTCTTAACAATAGTTGGTCTAAAGTTATTAAATTGAGTAGGTCGCTTTGTCATAATCCTATGTTCAGATCCTAACAGGCAATAACCACAGGCATCTCCGATATGACTATGCATATCTTTATGAGGGACATCTTTAAACCTTTCTTGCCCAGCTCCTACAGCAACTCGTTTATAGTGATAACCACCAGCTAACGATTTTCTTAACTTCACACATTTCTTATCAACAATAAATCCAGCTTTGCCTTCTATCAATCTTCCCATAGGAATAGCTAGAGCTTCTCTTCTGGTTCTAAATTCATTAGTTGCTGTTGGCTGTGCAACCAATCCATGAGTTTTTAAATGCTGGAAAGCCGTTGTTTCAAAGATAGCATCTCTTTGCATACCAGCTGGATCTCCCCATATAACAATCTCAAATTTAGAAAACCTACTCGCAATCTCACTTTTTAAAATACTACAGAATCTTTCTAGTCCCATATCTTCTGTAACCAGTTCATGTAAAACGTGCCATCGACCATTCTTGAGCTTCTGGGCAAAAACACTAGCTGGAGTTAATCCAAAGTCTAAGCCGATATGAATAGGGACTGTGGGATCTGGTTCTAGATTAGCCGACATAATTTCATCATTATATTCTTGCCAAACAGGCTTTCCTTCTTGAACAAACGTATATTCGCCTTTGGCATAGCATCTAATCCAATCCAAGTTCTTACCACCTAAGAGCTGGTCATAATATCCATCTGGCAAGTTATTTAGGTTTTCAGCTTTAGGATTAGTTTTCCACCATTTACCAGCTTGGAATATATATCCTTGAGCTTCTGGCATATCCTCTGGTAATTCTTCAATAGGGATCTCCAATACTGCTGGATGCTGTTTAAAGAAGTCCCATTTAAAGCGACCTTTAGGAGTTTCTTTTTCAGCTAGACGATACCACCAATGATCATCTTCCATAGCATTAGTATCCATGATTATTCCTCGCCAAGTACAACCACCATCTGCCTTAGTCGGATATCTTCCAACTCTATGTGATAAGCCATCTATAACAGCTTTCGGTAGTGTTTTGGCTTCATTCACAAATGCTCCTGTAATTTCAAGAGATAATAATTTTCGTATATCCTTCGGTTGATCTAATGCTAAGAACAACACCTCACAATCTATTCCAGAAGCACCATCTCTAGCTGGTAATTTTATGTGATGAGTGATCGGTGGGGAGTGATGGACATTCCCCCAAATATGTTCTGGGAATAATTCAAGCCATGTTTTTAAGGTAGTTGTTTTCAGCATAGGATAACTATTTCTAACAATAGCAAATCTGGTATATCTAATCCCATCTCTAGGACTTGGCTTCTGCTGAATAGCTCTCCTAAAGATTTCAGCACAACAAGCATAAGATTTACCAGATCCCACAGCTCCCATAATTCCTCTAACAAAAGCATCAGACTTCATAAACTTGGCTACAGTAGGACTTTCGCTAAAATCCCATTTTAAACTAGCTGGAGTTACAGGATCAGTTTTTTTCTTTGTCATTTAGATACCTTTCTATTTTATAAGTTGTCATGCCTTTAGGACTTTCAATTTCATCATAACCATTTCGGCAATGCTCAAACATTGACACCTTCGCACCTTTACTTGCCTTGCCTTTTAAATCATCCATCTTCTCAATAAAGTCTTGAGGATAATCTACAAACATATCTTCATCATCATTTTGATTTATCATCTGGCATGACCATCTCAATATTAACGACTGCTGGTTTATCAACTTCTTTCTCCTCATCTAAAAGACCAGCACTCTTAGCTAATATCTGCATCAATCTAACTTTATCGTACAACTCAACCTCAATTTGATTGCCAGACTTAGTGGGAGTTACTTTGATCTTCTTAATTGCATTTAATGACGTTTCTGGGATGTCCTTCATCTCCTTAATCTTAACTTCCTCGCCTTTCCATTCAATAACATCAGTTATATTTGTTGAAGCCATCTCAAGCATAGCCAGAGCAAGTTGATCTCGATTGTCATATATCAACCGAGATCCCTTTAATCGCTTCTGAATAGCTCCTATGCCACCAAAACGACCTACATTTGGAGTAACTTTAGCCATTAAAATGGTATCTCATCTTTAGTTAAGCCACCAACAACTCCATCTCTAGGTTTCTGTTCAAAGATATTTAACCAAATCTCCCCATCTTTATTGGGAATTGGTAAGGCTTCAAGCTTAACTGAAGTGATTTTACCATCCTTTTCAAAGGCAACTCCCAGTTTTTGCCATCTGGTTTTCTCTTCGCCATCCTTTATGTACTTAGTTCCTTGCACAACATCAAAAGGTATTGCTTTTAGTTCCATGTTTTAATCTCCTGTTTTTTGTTTAATGGAATTTTAGAAAATATTTTTGTGTGATACCCCCACGATACGACACGACCATCCCCCCCTATAGTCGTTTTTTTGCCCACGATTTCTTTTTTTGTAACTGCTGTGTACATAGTCTTTAGGAACGTACAGAGTTTGTACAATAATATCATAGCTTCATCTTTCCAGCCATTTGTTTAACAATGTCTATCGCTTCCTTTGGCTTCTTACTGTTAGTCTTTCTTGCTATGAAGTATTGTAATGATTGAGGTGGTTGTTTATTGTTCCTCTTTGACCATTCAACTAATCCATTAGCATCTTCATTAAAGCTATCAATAGTATATCCAGCTCTTATAACATCTCCAGCTAATTCTACTTGCCTTAGATCATAGCTCCAAGCTCTTCCATAGTATTTCTGTATGATATTCATATAACTATTACATATCTTTTTCTTTTCAATTTCATTTATATTAATATTACTAGTTAATATATAGTTGTTATGTACAAGCTGGGACTTGTTTTCTGATACAAGCTGGGGCTTGTTTTTTGTGTATTGGTTTACAAGCTGGAGCTTGTTTTCTGTTTTACCATTTACAAGGTGGGACTTGTTTTTATTCATACTAATATTAGGCTTTAGATAGCCTTTTTCTATTGGCGAAGTAAGACCATTACCGAAACTATTCCATGTTTCTACTGTTTGTTCGCTGAGTAAATACTGTTTAAGATCAGCTAATATTCTATCATAAACAAAGAACTCTCTTTCATCTTTTAGATATCTATCAGCTAAAGACTTAGCTAACTCTTCTTGCTTTGGACTTATGTTATAGCTTTTAACTTTCTTAGGAGCTTCTACAGGCTTTGTAGAGATCTTATCTAGTGTTTCTTGAGCTACTTCATCATCGCCTTCAGAACTATTAGCAATGGCTTGTTCAAGGTTCATTCTAGGATCATAGATCACTCTCCATTTAGCACCTTGTTTGCCATAAGCTCTTCTAGGATCAGCCTTCCTAAGTCTTTCGATATAACCATACTTAACCAGCTTATTCATATGAAGTGATACAGCTTGTTGAGTTGATCCCATAACTGAAGCTAGAGTTTGTTGATTGCAGAAGAATATACCAGCTCTAGCTGAAGCATGAGCTGAACATAAAGCTAAACACCTAAAGGTTTGAGGATATTGATTGAACCTATTATCTCCGAAAGCTCTAGCTGGAACTATCATATAAGGAGCTGGAGCTTGATGTTCTCCGAATGGACTATCCCTAATTGGATCTGGTGTTATCTCTGACTTCAGCATTTATAGTACCAGCTCTAGTTGTTGATCATCATTTTCTATGACTTGAATGTCTTTTTGGAAACCAGCTAGTTCTTTAGCTCTTAATCGTTTATATAGAGCTGGATTTATTTCTTTAACTTTATCCATTAAATCCTCATACTTCTGGTCTAACATTGTTTGTTCTTCTGTAATCATTTTAATTTTGTTGGATTGTGGATGTAAGCTTTACAAACAAGACAGATGAAACTATTCCAGAATTGTTCAAGATTATATGTTGCTCCACAGCATGAACATTTCACATTCATTGTTAGCTCCTTACAGTCTTTGTACATTAAAGAGAAATAGATCTGGGATAATGATTCCATCCCCACATAACTTGTTGAGGTCTGCCAGATATTCCTTTTGCTTGTGTACCATCTTTGTAGATCAACAGCTTTTCCTGTAATCCTTTATATCGAGCTGTGACTGAACTGTATCTATATTGAGGAAGCTTATCTAATACATCGTCAGATATACAGCCAACTTCTCCGAAACTATTAATTACTTCTAGAACTATCTTTTCCATACGACTTGCTTCAATAGATTGAGATGCAATGTGAGATGTAATTGGATCATTAGTTCTTGCTAATTTGTATGCTTCAGTCATTGATTTTCTCCTCTAGTTTGACTTTTGAATATAATTTAGGATTTATTTC